ATATTAAAATGAAACCAAAAAAAATAGTAGTAGCAATGATAGTAACATCGTTCATAATGCTAGGAATGGCATTCTTAACGGGGTGTGCAGGATTTGGGCAGCCAACCCTGTGTGTCGAAACGCAATACGGCAAGTTCTGTTATGAACTGCCAGAAATTAAAGGACTAAAAAAATGAAAAACCTACTAACTACACTACTCGAAAAACTGAGCGAAAACTCCACATGGCGCGGATTGATTCTAATTGCTATTGCAGTTGGGGTTAAAATCGAGCCAGAACTCCAAGAGTCTATCATCGTCGCAGGACTAGGACTTGTTGGATTAATCAATGTAGTTCGTAAAGGCTAATGACATTTATTTAGCTGAAGAATGGCAAGGAATACACATAGGGACAACGGCAAGCCAATTCTCAACATCATACCCTTTATAGTGGTGATATTGTTTTGCTTGATTCCCGCAATTTATACATTGCAATGTGGAAACCTTGGGGATTTTATTTCTGGCAATAGCATTATTAACTTTGTTCCTTGCTTTGTATTTATCAGGGAATTTTTGTCTTTGTTGTTTTGTGGATTTTCTTCTGTGCTGATTGAGTCTTTCAATCTGATGTTCTGTCATATTTTCAAAACACTTAAACTTGATTTCTCTAACTTTTTGTGGATTTCTTTTGGCCCAAGAAACACATCTGTTCATATGTTCTTGTTTGTGTGTTTCGTAATATTTCTGGTAAGATTCTTTTCTTCCATCTGGATTATCTCTGCACGATTTAATGCTTGCAATTCTATGGCAATGCTTACATCTATTACAAAATCCATCTTTCGATCTGGAGGATTTGACAAATTCGTTCAATTCTTTTTCGGTTTTACATCTGCAACAAGTCTTCATAAATGAAGAGTAATATATGATTATCCCAAAGTCAAGACCTCAACAAGCTAAAGAAAAATCTTTAGCAATGGCTATAAAAGCAGGAATAGAAGATAGAGTTGTTTTAATCGGCATTAGGGGGTATTACTCTGAAACTTTTCAACCATCTGGCAATCAAAGGGGTATCTATGATGATGCGATTATACTTTTATCTCCTTCTGTTCATGCTACTTTCAATGCGAATACTGATCCGTCAGTTCACAGGAAGGGCATTGCGGTGCTTAAAACGGGTATTCATAGGTTCCGTAAGGGGAATCATGGCATCAGTAAACCCGGAGGTGGTTACCCTGCGCTTCGACCTGCTAACGCAAAAGAAGAACTGCCAGTCACACGGGATGGGGTTGGAGACGATATGGGAATCGCTATTAACGTCCACAAGGGAGGATACAATACGACCTCCTCGCTGGGTTGCCAAACGATCTACCCACCACAATACGACGGGTTCATAAATCTCGTCTATTCAGAAATGAGTAGATACAACCAAAAGACAATACCATACTTACTAGTAGATAATACATAAATGGCAAATATCACCCACAAGTGGAAAAAAGTCCTAGCAGTTTCGTGCAGTCATGCAAAATATTGCGACAAAGAATCATTAGATCATGTTTTAAAATTTAAACGTGATTTTAAACCTCACACCACTATTCATTTGGGGGATTTCGTTGATTTAACAAGTCTAATGTCTGGAGCAAAAGGATCCAGTGAGGCTGAACCACTCATTCCAGACATTGACACTGGGTTAATGCACCTTAAAATGCTAGGTGCAAATGTAGTTTTGTGTGGAAACCATGAAGATCGAGCGTGGAGACTGCAATCTAGCAACAATGCAGTTGTGGCTCATGCCGCTTATAAGATTGTAGAAGCAATTGAAAACTGCTGTAAGAAACTCCGCGCACCACTGCTTCCGTGGGATGGAGTGTTTCAAATGTATAACCTCGCTGACATTGGATTCCAGCATGGTGTTCTTTACAACGAAATGGCCGCTAGAGACACTGCTGAAGCGTTCTGCAATGGGACTAGGAGGAAGATCGTGTTTGGGCATACCCATAAGGTTGCAATGCAATCTGGACGCAATCTTGTTGGTGGAACTGGATACAATATTGGGTCTCTGACTAAAAGATCATCGATGGAGTATGCAAAAACACGCAGGGCTACCCTTGCTTGGACGAATGGTTTCCTGTGGGGTGAATATTGCGAAGAACTGAATCAGTCTTCGCTCCACATTACGTCACGCGAACAAGGTCAGATGTGGAGATTGCCATGACTCCTAACGATTTTCTTAAAATTCTACTAGAGGCAAGCAATAAATGCACAGATCCAGCACCAAAAGGATGGTATTCTAAAAATGAACTTTGCAAAGTTTGGAACATTAAAAAAACTGCGTGTAAAGAAAGAATTACATCAGGGATAAAATTAGGATTGATTGAAAGAAAAGACTTCTATATTCCAAACATTAATGGAACGCTATTTCCTGTCCCTCATTATTTTTTCAAAGATTCAAATAAAAGAAAAACACGTTGACAATATAGTTGTTTTAATGTAATTAATTCAATTCTTCTCTATGCCTCAATATAACTGGACTCCAAGCCCTCAAGGTTCTACAAATTGCGGTTGCGCTCCATTAAATTCAATGGACTGCAATTGGACTTATGTGGGATCCACTGGTGCTACAGGTGCTACGGGAATCGGTTCTAGTGGAGCCACTGGGCCACAAGGTGCTACTGGTATTGGTATACAGGGTGGTACTGGGGCAACGGGTGTGATGGGAGCAACAGGTATTGGATCGCAAGGATTGACGGGTTCTACTGGCGCAACTGGTTCTGGAGCCACTGGAGCAAGCGGAGTCCAAGGTTCTACTGGAGTGCAAGGCTCAACAGGATCTACAGGATTTGGATCTACTGGTGCAACTGGAACATCTCCAGTAATCACTCGACAAAGTTTTACATCTCATCCAATTCAAGTTGGAATCAGAACATTTAACTATGCTTCCGCTGATATTGGGTGGACATATGGATCTAGGTTGCGAGCAGTTGCAAATTCAGCGTATCCTTACGACTGGGTTGAAGGAACGGCAATAAATGTCGCTTCTAATTTTGTAACTATTAATGTCGATAAAACTCAAGGTTCTGGAACTTTTGCGGACTGGCAAATTGCGTTATCTGGTGATGGTGGATTAGGGGCCACAGGTTCCACTGGGGTTCAAGGGGCTACTGGTATTACGGGAGCTACAGGCCCAGCAGGATCGACAGGATCAAGCGGAATTCAGGGCGCAACTGGGTTGCCGGGGCAATCAGCTTCTTTTTACAACTACCAAGCTGACGCAGTAAATATCTCTGGGACTCCTGCTAGTGGCAGAATCATTTGGGATAACCTTATTCAAACGTCAGCAACAAATGTTACTTTGTCTCACATTGATGCACTTGGAAATGACATTGATGTATTTTTCCCATTGTTTAAAACAGGAGATAAGTTTGTTATACAAGATCAAGTAAACTCAAGTAATTTTCAAACATGGGAAATATCTGCAACTCCTACAGTTGTTCTTAATAGCTATGTTATGATTCCAGTAACATTGGTTACATCTGGAGGCACATCTCAGTTCATTGATGCACAAAATTTGATTTTTGCTATTGTCAGTTCTGGGCTTATTGGTGCTACAGGCGCAACGGGAAGTGGAGCCACTGGAGCTACTGGTGTTATCGGTCTAGATGGGGCTACAGGAAGTACTGGAGCTACGGGCGCGACTGGACTAGACGGCGCGACTGGGGCAAGTGGCATTATCGGACTAGACGGAGCCACGGGTGCTACTGGAACTGCTGGATTAGATGGAGCTACAGGCGTTATTGGACTTACTGGAACAACAGGAGCCACAGGAGCAACTGGGCCACAAGGGGCAACAGGTGTAATCCCTGCATCCAACGCTGGTAGTGTTTGGACATTTACTGGTGATGGGTCAACAACCACTTGGACGCTTACAGGAAATACAACAGGAAGCCTTGTTTCTGCAAACTATCTTGTTGCGGCTGATGGGGTACTTCAAGCCCCAGCTAATTATACAATCAACAATGTTTCTCCAAGAACATTAACAATTTCAACCATTCCAAGTGCAAGTGTACTTGTTGTAGTTTCTCTTTCTACAGCATAAAAACACTTGACTAAACCCAAACTATAGCTAAAAAGAACATATGTCTTGCTCTAATACATCTTCATCTGTTTGTTGCCCAGATATACCTTATCCACAAATTTCAAGCGAAAGCGTTCCTTCATTAATTGGCAATCTAATATATGCTCTTTATGGAACAATTAATAAGACGATAATTAATGGACGTGTTGTTTGGGACATCCCTTGCGACCCCAATAACACCGCTGAAGTTGATGACATTCCCCGTGAAGAAGGAGAAGGATTGCTTTGCTATCTTATTCGATTGTTTAACGACTATTTATCTGGAGGTGAGTTTTTGCGTTGGGGTTTTTCTGGAAGTGGTCAAACCACATTTGCTTTGCCGGGAGCGCATCAACCAAACAATGTTGGTTATTTGGCATACATTGATGGTGTGGTACAAGACCCTATTAATTACACTATTTCCTCTACTATACCAAGGGTTTTAACATTTATCACCCCAATTCCATCTGGATCATTTCTTACTATTGTTGAGCTTTCTAGCCGTGCTGGGGCCACAGGAGCAACGGGCTTGACTGGAGCAACTGGTTTTAGCGCAATTGGAAGCACGGGAAGCACTGGGCCTCAAGGCATCTCTGGAACCGCCGCTGGAGGTGGTCAGCGTTGGGCATACACAGGAAATGGCTCGCAAACAATTTTTCAAATCTCTGGAGCAACAAGTCTTTTAGAAACAGCTTATTTAGTTGCTTTAGATGGTATCACTCAAGATCCCAATAATTATACGATTAATTCTGGTTCTCCATACACTCTTACAATGTCATCTGCCGTTCCAAGTGGAACACAAATTGTTATTGTTAGCATTGTTGGGCCAATCGGTTCAACTGGAATCGGCTTGCAGGGTAGCACTGGGGCTACGGGTATCGGATCGACTGGGGCCACGGGTTTGGAGGGTAGCACTGGGGCTACGGGTATCGGATCGACTGGGGCCACGGGAACCCTTCCTCCAACAAACTTTGGAAATGCGTGGGCCTATACTGGAGATGGAATACAAACAGTATTTGCAATTACAGGAGGATTAAGTATACTAGCCCCAGCATACTTGGTTCATGTAGATGGAGTATATCAGAAATCAACTAATTACACAATTAACAATGTAATACCAAGGACGCTAACATTTTCAACACCTATTCCATCTGGATCAGAAATAACTATAGTATCACTATCGGTAGCTTAACAATTAAAAACAACAAACAAACAACTAAAATAGAAAACTAAAATTATGGCACTCACAAAAGCAACAACCAACGTAATCAACCTCGACAAAGACACGCTTATCAACGGGCTTACTGTTGGTAAGGGTGGTGCAAATTTGGCAGAAAATACTGCTATTGGAGTAAATGCTTTAGCATCAACTAATGTTTTATCAACAAACGCTACAGCAGTTGGATATAACGCTCTTGCACTTAACGAAGGGAATGCAAATACTGCTATTGGAGTAAATGCACTATCAGTAAATACAATTGGAATGTTGAATGTGGGTGTAGGAACAAACGCACTTCTTTCTAACACAACTGGAATTGAAAACACAGCAGTAGGCACCGGCGCGCTTCGGGAGAATATAACTGGAAACGCTAACACGGCAGCAGGAAGGCACGCACTCCGCGCCAACACAACTGGAAACGCCAACACAGCCAATGGAGTATACGCACTCTACTCCAACACAACTGGAATCAACAACACAGCAAGTGGTGTAAACGCACTCTACTCCAACACAACTGGAAACTACAACACAGCAAGTGGTGTAAACGCACTCTACTCCAATACAACTGGAATTGAAAACACAGCAAGTGGTGCAGGCGCACTCTTATCCAACACAACTGGAAATCTCAACACAGCCAGTGGTAGAACTGCGCTCTTATCCAACACAACTGGATACAGCAACACTGCAAGCGGTTCAAGCGCACTCTTATCCAACACGACTGGATACAACAACACAGCCAATGGTGTAAACGCACTCCAGTTCAACACAACTGGCTATCAAAATGTAGCGGTAGGAGTAACTTCTCTTCTAGATAATACAACTGGATATCAAAATGTGGCAGTAGGAAACGGCAGTCTTCAAAATAACACAACAGCGTTTTTAAACACGGCAGTTGGTTATTCTGCACTTTTTACCAACACAACTGGATACAGCAACACAGCAAGCGGTCATGCTGCACTCTACTCCAACACAACTGGATATCAAAATACTGCAAGCGGTGCATTAGCATTAGCATTAAACACAACTGGAAACGCCAACACTGCAAGCGGTTCAAGCGCACTCCAATCCAACACAACTGGTATTCAAAATACTGCAAGCGGTGTAAACGCACTCCAATCCAACACAACTGGAAACTATAATACGGCAAGCGGTGCATTTGCGCTTTCCAACAATACAACATTTTCAAATGTTGGTGGATTTGGATATAACGCTCAAGTAACTGGAGATAACCAAATCCAACTTGGAGATTCAGCTACTACAACTTACGCATACGGAGCAGTCCAAAATCGTTCTGACATCCGTGATAAAGCTGATATTCGTGACACAACTCTTGGTCTTGAGTTCGTAAACGCACTTCGTCCAGTTGATTACAAATGGGACTTGCGTGAAGATTATCGTCCAGAAGCACCTAAATCTGTTGTTAAACCAACAGAACTCCAAGAAGATGCTTCTGACGAAGACAAAGCTAAATACGCAGAAGAACTTGCTGCATACGAGGCATACGTTGTTCTTAAAGATAAGTGGCTTGAAGACGTAAAACTTGCTAACATCACTCACGATGGATCAAAGAAGCGTAGCCGATTCCATCATGGTTTGATTGCTCAAGAGGTAAAAGCAGTTCTTGACTCTAAAGGCATTGATTTCGGTGGATTCCAAGATCACTCTGTAAAAGGTGGAGATGATGTTCTTTCTATCGGTTACGAAGAACTGATTGCTCCAATGCTCAAAGCTATCCAAGAACTCTCTGCTGAAGTTGCAGCATTGAAAGCTAAATAGTTGAAAAACTACCTTAACATATCTCACATCCTAATCTGCCTTGCACTCCAAGGAGTCGGATATGCTCTGACAAAAGACCCGTTTATCGGTGCTATTGCAGGGATATTTTTCTTCGCTGGCAGGGAGATTTCTCAAACTGAGTATCGGAACATTGAAGCATCTGAAAGTAAACTAAGAAAAGATATGAGTGTGTTTGGTGGGTTCAATCCGAAATACTGGACGCTGAAAGCGATGCTTGCAGACTTGACAATACCTTCGTTACTAGTAATAACAATAGCAATAATCTTACACTATGCCATACGCTAAAGAAAAATATGACCTCCCATCTGGGTTTACGGATCTGGGTGAGGAAGTAAAGCCAATGTCAATGCCAGAAATGGCAATGCCTAAAAGCGACTACCACTACCCATCCTTATATTTTGAGAACGCAGAGGGGCTTAAAAACCTTCCTAAAGAGGGTACTGCTACCATCTACTTCCGAAAGACAATGGAGAAGGATGAGACTACAATGCGCGATGGCAAGACCGAAAAACGTCATTGTGTTGAGTTGTGTATCTGCGGCATTAAATCCAACGGATCCTCCGAAATGGAAATGAATGACGAGATGGATGACGAGGAAGCTATTGACTCTGGGCTAGAAGAAGCTGAGTCTGCAAAACCAACAACTAAAATCGAGATTGAAATCGGTGGCGAAGAAGAGGAAGATTAATTTATGGCAAAACCAACAACTGAGGCAGCAATGCCCGAACCAGCAATGGGAATGGATCTCCCTGAAGACATGAGCGGAATCCCTTCTCCATTGGCAGAAGAGGGTGCTGTCACTATTTCTGTAGCCAAGTCTAAATTTGACGAATTGCACAGCATTGCCATGCAACTTGCTGGTGTTATTGATGCTCTTGCTGCTGACGTTGAAGGTCAAAAAGCCATGACTGAATCGCTTGCAGGTAATGTTCCTGCTGCTGAAAATGCAGCAATGGCAAGTGAAGAAGATTTTCTAAATTCTATTGCATCCGAGGGTTCCATGCGCTAATTTATCGTCATGTTTGTCGATCAAATCTTTGAGGAATGTGCGGAGATTTTAGGAACTACTGACGAGAAAAGAGTTTACCGCAAAATCACGCAAGCTGTTCAGACCCTTATGGAGTCTGGGCATTGGATGCAATCCACTGCGGACGTTGATGTTTGCACAGGATGGGATGGTTGCACAATCGCTCTTCCCCGTGGAATAGACGTTCCCCTTGCGGTTAATGTAGATGGTTCCCCAGTCTACTTCCGCAATCGTCTATTCCAATATCATGTAAACAAGGGTGGTAAATTCAACACTGTAGAATGGGCATGGGATGACCGAGGCTATGTAGCGACCCTGATGCAGGTCATCCAACCCTCGCAGTTGGTTGCTATCGCCGAAAGCGAAAATGACGTTGGCAAGATCATTCGCGTTACTGGAACCGATTCCAACAACCGAGATCTTCGTAGCCAACTCAAGGATGGAACTGGAGTTGATGGATTACTTATTCCAATCCATTCGCAATCTGACTTTGCTTACGGAACAATCGCTCCAGACGATGCCACTATCCGCACCCGTGAGGTTGCTGTAACCCCGCTAGGCAAGTTTGTGTCCGCAACCCCTCACACGCTCGACTCTGGTCAAGGAATGGCTATTACTGCGATTTCTGGCACTATCCCAGTCCCACTTTCCAATGGTCAGGTCTATTACATTGGTGTTCTGGATGCATTGACCATTCAAATTTTCAACGATTCCCTCAACGCACAGGCAGGTAATTATCCACTTTCCCTCC